AATATCTACAGGAATACAAACATTTCTTATTCGACTATTGATACGTCTTCTATTAAAATTTTCATCATTTTCTTTTTTATCTATGTCTGTATTGGTTGTTATAATTAATGGCTTTCCCTCACTCACTCTTTCATCGATAACCCAATAAATATTTTCCAGTGTATATTCTGTGTTTCTTTCTGTACCAACATCATCAATAATTAACAAATCATATTTATTAAGACTTTTAACATATTTTGTTTTATCACTTGCACTGAAAATGTCATTGGTTATTTCAATAAAGCTTGTAAATTTTACTTTTACTCCCTTTTCAATTAGAGCATTTGCAATGGCACTTGCCATGTATGATTTACCTGTTCCAACATTTCCAATCAACATTAACCCGCAGTTATGTTCATACATTTTCTCCCAATTTGCAACATAATCTTTTGCAACATACATCTTGGCATTAAGACCATTGTCTTTCTCAAAAGTTTGTTCCCACATACTCTTATGATTAAAGCATTCATACTTTGCATTTATAATCATATTTTTTCTTTCTGCTTCAATTCTTCTCTTTTCCTCTTCTTCCTCTCTTTTTTCTTCACATTTGCATCTGCATGGAACCATATTCCCTGTAATTTTGTTTTTTGTGTATATAATTTTTTCTCCACAGTACGGACAATGCTCACCCTTTGTTGTACCATCCTGTATATCGTCCATAACTTTTGTTACTATTTTATTTAACTTACTATTTGCCATTGTTATAACCTTCCTTCTTTTTCGTATTTATTTAAATATTTATTAGTTTCTTTTTTAATACTTTTATTAGTATTAAAACTACTTAATGGGTTGTCTTCAGAATTCTTTGGTACTCCACTAATATCTTCTTTAGTAGTTTCATAAACCTTTTTTGCATTCAGTCTTACATTCTCTTTTTTATCTGGGAATTTTACATAAATATGATTTGCCATTCCGTTATGGACTTTTTTTCTTTCAATTAAATCCAACACTTCCAACTCACTTAGTGCACCATATATCACAGGTTCCGTCCTACCTATGTATTTTGCTAATGCTCTTACCGGATAAATTACATATACATTCCCATTTTCATCCTTTAGTCCGTTTTCCCTTGATAAAAAAGTTCTACCCAATAATGTTGTGTATACAAGTTTTGCTATTGGCGAAACTTTCATTTTTGACAAAAATCTTGGACATGGGTCATAGTTTTCTATTTTTGTTTCCCTTTTTATATATTGATTCACTCTCTCACACCTTCCTTTCGACAATAAAAAAAGCCTTATCCATAAACAGCTAGTCTTTTGAACTACTGTTTACAATAAGGCTTTTATTATTAAATTTTATATTAATTCATCAGCTTTCAACCCATTTGAACTTCTAAAAAATATTTTAGTACTAAAAAAATCTTTTGTCGAATTCTATCTTGGTCGAATTTCATTATTTTGTATCATATATGATTATTTTTCTAAGTATTTAAATGTACTTATATGTAATTAAATATGGCAACAAATGAGGTGTGATGTCTTTTGC